CGGTAGAAGTTCAAACCGCCAGGCTGTGTTCTAACAGGCAACATAAACCCATCATCAGGAACAAGCAAAGGGGGGTCGATTTGTTTTTGGGCTGCCTGAATGATTGTTTTGCTCATCAGGTTTAACATTTTTACATCTGGTAATGCCGTCATCGCAGGAGAACGCCCCATGATTTCACCTGTGCTTTTGAGGAATCTGGGTACGATGAACGGCATTTCTTCAAAGCCACCTTCGGATAATATCATTTGTGTTTTATTACACACATACACCGAAGCAAATGGCATATTCACATTATCTCTTTTGGTTATATCTCGTGTCATACGAGGGGTTACAATATGCAATATCTCAACTGGTTCTTCTGGATTCTTTTTAAATACTTTTAAAATATGCTCTCCGACATTCTCTTCTCCAAATCTCTGCACTGCTGCTTTAGCAGAGGATTCATACTTTCGATACACGGTATCCACCATACCATGCAAATCTTCTTGTATGTAAAACTCAGAGATATGCCGTGTGGAACAACGAAGCTGATTGTCTTCCCCCATTTCGATAAACATACAGCCTGTGCCAAACACAACTAAATCAACATATAACTCATGCACTTCAGTCTCAAAGTTTGATTGATTAAACAATCGCATCATTCGCATAGATGTATCTTGCAACCATTCTCGTACATCATCATCACGATTTATATCGGTATCTTTGACATCCAGATGAAACCAAGGCGATGCACCACTCGTCAGCATACCATGCAGAGACGATGCTAATAAATCAACGGCTTGCAACGCTGTGCCATCGAATATCTGTTCCATGCGCTTTTCGCCTTTGGAACGTCTTTTAACAATCTCTGCTTTTCTAGGAAGCATAAAGTCAGCGAGTTCTTGGTAGTGCGTGTTCCATGTATCACGCTGGTCTTCTACATAATCAAACCGCTTAAGTAATGCTTTTAGCTCTTCATCAATCATTTTATCATTGTCTTACTAGTGCCAGATTGCTGACCTAGCAATCCTGCCACAATGGTAGAACCTCTGCCAACTCGCCCTGCTCGTTGTCTTCTAACCCCCTCTTCAGCAAGTGCTGCGCCTAATTCCATATCTGGCTCTGGCGGTGGGGGAGGTGGTGGAGGTGGTGTAATTACACGAGGCGGTTGAAAAATACTCATTTACTTTCTCCTTACATGGCAAAAGGATTATATTCATTGACAGCAACCGTTTGTGGTGGTCGTACCATTCGTGTTCTTTGCTCTAGCCCAGTTGCCAGATATCGAAACGCATCGGCTGCATGAGATGTGTAATCATGTCGTGGATGGTCACGAAACACTTTCTTCTTATCATCCCACTCTTGTCGGTACTGTCGTAACATATCTAAACCATCCTGTGTTTTATCTCTATCAAAAAAACACTTGGGTAGCAACATCCTTGTTGCATTGATACCATCTGCTACTTTCATGCGAGGTACTACCTTGAACCGAATACCCAGCGATAAAGCCGTTTCCAGACGCGATTTACCCGACCCAAGTTCTCTGACTTCGATGTCGTGTGGTGCGAGATGGTCACCGTATACGAAGTCTTTCCTGTTAAGAACTTCCGCATAGTGGTCGAGGCCCACTCCACTGTTCTCGTAATAATCAATAATATGTATCGCACCGCCACGATACGTCTGAGCAAACCAAATAGATGTTGCATCATTCACTCCTAAATCCCATGCTGTATGTACAGGCATGGAAGGGTCATAGGGTACTTTTGTTACTCTATCACTCTCTTCTGCCTCTGCAATCAACTTTCCATAATACGCACCAATAATACTGGCTGTAAAGGAACACTCATACTCCTGCTCAAACTGCTCCTCTGTCATTTGCTGTTTAGCCGCTTTTAACTCTTCGTCCTTTACAATGCCACTCTCAGATGCCTTTACCGTTTTCCAGTACCACTTGTCCGAGCCTTCTTCACATTCATTCTTTGCCTGTTGCAGTAAATCAAAAAAATGATTATGCCCAGCAGGAGTTCCCAAAAATACAGCCGCCCCCTCTCTGTCAGACAAGGCTGGTCGTACTACCTCCCCCCATACCCTTGGATTCTGCATTCCATATTCATCAAAGATAGCTAGGTCCAGATAAATTCCTCTAAGTGCATCTGGATTCTCGGCAGACAACAACATTAGTCTTGCACCATTGGGAAAATCTACTCGCAGTTCTGTTTCATTAAACTGAACACCTGGTATGACACTGGCATAATATTTGACATAATCCCACGCAATTCTCTTAGCTTGTGTAAAGGTAGGGGCAATAAAAGCAACCCTTGGTCTGGGCAACGGACAGGTCAAACATTCTTTAATTAAATGATTAACTGCAAAAACAGTCTTGCCAAAACGTCTGTGCATGACTAAAACATTCCAGCGTCTTAGGTTGTTATGCATTTCAGCCTGAGACGCACGAGGTTTATACGGTATCGTTACCTGTGCCATCTGTCATCCAAGCAATGTTAATCTCGGTATCTCCATTCTTCAACTGCATCATGGCTTTTGAAGTGTCACCAAACTCTTCTGGATTACACTTCGACTCTAACCATCTACTATGCACACCCATCTCCTTCAAAGCTATTACATCCACTTTAGCCGTACCAACAACAGCCCCAACCAGTAACTTCTCATAATCACTTCTAAACTCAGAAGAATAACTACTCCTAGCTAACTGATATGCTTCCTTCAAATCCTGATTATCATTCAAATACTTGTAAAAGGTAAACCGACTTATACCCATACCCTTACATATACTTGTAACCGTTATCCCATCCGATATCATCTTTAAGATAATATCTTCCTTCTTAGCTAACTTTCTCTTAGGCATAGTTACTCCTGAGTGTGTGTTGGATAGTATTGATTAACACATATATACAGAGGTAGCGCAGGTCGGGATGCATAGGTCCGAAACAACCCCCCCGCTAGGTCTGCAATACAGATTGTGTGTGACTTTGTTAGGTCTGTCTGATGATATTTATTTATAATCCAGCACATAAAAAATCTATAATCCAATCCAGACAACGAAAACCGAATAGCTACATAATCTATATGTATCTATATAACTATCATATAACTTGTTGACACACAATATATATAGCTAATTATTATTAATGTAAAAATATTTTATATTAGGTGTTGACAATGTAAAACTACTATACTATATAAAAGGTATAACAACTTTACAATGAAAGGATGTAATACAATGTATAAAGATTTATCAAATTATGACATCGCAATGGATATTTACCAGAAAATAATGGCCGCAAAAACTACCGTTAAAAATGGTCAAATTTATTATGACCATAAACAAAAACATATCGATATTTCACAAATAGTAGAATATTTATTTTTTAACAAACTTAATGATAAAACAGAAATTCTTGATGCTCCAAGAAAACGATTTATTTAAAAACAATGAAAGGATTAAAGACAATGAAAAAAGACAGATACCAAATAATAACAGATACGGTTATCGAGCAGATGGAAAATTTAGGTAGTGATTGGCTCAAATCATGGTCAACAAATGCTATGTCAAATCATCATAACGTTATTAGCAAAAAAGCTTATCAGGGAACAAATACTTTTTTAACCGCTATAAGTAGTTACAAAAATGGATTTCAATCTAATCAATGGGGCACTTATAAACAGTGGCAATCTAAAGGCTATTCAGTAAAAAAAGGTAGTAAAGGAACTGATATTATCTTTTTCGATAAAATCAAAATAGAAGATACAGAAACAAAAGAAGAAAAATTTATTCCAATATTAAAAGGTTTTTCTATCTTTAACGCTGACCAAATAGAAGATTATTGGTCAGGCAGTGCAATTCCAGAAAAGCCAACTTTCAAACATGAGCAAACAGAACAACTTGTCACTAATAGTCAGGCAATAATTAAACATGGTGGGAATCGTGCGTTTTATACGAGCGATGCAGACTTCATACAAATGCCAAATAAAACAGACTTTAAAGATGTTGATGGTAGCAATGCCATGCAAAATTATTACTCAACATTATTACATGAGTTAACACATTGGACAGGTCACACTTCTAGATTAGACAGAAAACTAGCTAACAAATTCGGCAGCAATGCCTATGCGTTTGAGGAATTAGTCGCAGAGGTTGGAAGTGTGTTTCTTACTGCTATGCTAGGCATTGAGAAACAACCGCAACCTAATCATGCTAAATATCTTAACGGTTGGTTGGAAGTATTGAAACAAGATAAACGCGCGATGGTTAAAGCTTTTGGATTAGCACAAAAGGCAAGTGATTACATCTTAGCTTATCAGGATAACAATCAATTACAGGCGGCAGAATAGCGTTTATAAGTAGACAGGTAGGTTTTATAATGCCTGTCTATATATAAGTGCTAGTCAGTACTTAAAACGCGATTAATCGCACAACTAAAAGAAAGGTAAAAACAATGAAAGTTAGAAACTTCAAAACAATTAGTGGCTCACCTGTTAAGAATCAATTTATTCTTGAACACGGACAAAATGAATATTTTCAATCTTATGAAACAATCATAGCAATGAGAGACAAAATAAGCGGTTTAATTTATTTAGATGCTAAGATGTGGGATTATTCTGTTACTACTGGCAAGTATCGCAACCAGTTTTTAGGTATGGACAAGAAAACCACCGAAAAAGCTATCAAGAATAAAGAAATCATTTTAACAGATTTAAACGCATAAAAAGCCTAGTGTTTATGATTGCCTTGTCTACACCATAGGCAAGGCAACGATAAGCGCTAGAACGTGCTTAAAACGCCACTAATGGCATAATTAAAAAGAAAGGTTGAGACAATGTATTATTATCAAATAAATAAAAAGGGCAGATACGAAATCCAAAACTGGATTGATAGCAATCAAGATAAGAATATGAAAGTATTTGATTTATGGGCTGGTGGTATAGCTTCAGAAATAAATAGAGATTCATATCTTGATGAAGATTTAGACAATAACCAAGAGTTCGAGTACGAAACACGCCTAAAAGATGGGAGAGGTTATCCATTAAATATAAGACTTGGTTTAGATTGTTTTGATAAAATAGAGGTAAGACAATGAATAATAAATTACTTAAATTAGTCGAACAATTACAAAAAGAAAAAACAGGACAAAGTAATCATCTAAAAATTTTAGATATTTGTTTTCAGATTTTCGGAATTGTAGGAGATGAGAAAATTGATAATGGATATTTACATTTGAAAGAATGGGTTAGATCGCAAATAAAAATTAGTGAAAGAAATCTTATTGAATATTATAGAGAGCAAGCACATGACAAAGTTTAATATATTTATATCAATAGTTATCATGTTATTAGCAGTAGCCTTAATAGATTTTATAATTATCAATTGGCTATTAGGCTGCAACACCTGGGATAAGTCTTTGTGGACGGAATACAATAGCTGTTTTAATCCGTTTGATTTATTTTAGAAGAGAAAGAGAGAGAGGAAAAAACAATGCAATATAAAATAACACAATGTATTTTTTTACATTTTGAAATGAGAAGTATTCAATATAAAAAAACGATGACTTCGTTTCGGATAAAAAAAGGCAAATGGGGTATTATTAAAGATAAAATACTTATAGATAAAAAATTTATAGAACTAGTAGAATGACTAGCTACGAAGATGCTAAAAGAGAATACCTATATTTTGTAAGCCAAGATATGGGTATCGCTGCGATAGCCAAGCTTTTAGATATTCCAAGAATACAAATAGACAGTCCATTCAGTGAGAGAGAGGGACTTCTTACAGAGGAATATGTAATTGAGGAAATAAGAAAACTATTAGAAGAGAAAGGAAATTAAGACAATGAAGGAAAGAGCAGAAAAAGAGTTAATCGGCTTTCTACGTCACTATTATGGTGACTCTTGGAGTTATCATTGGGAAGCCGAAGACGGAGGCTTCGAGCTTGTCTTGCAGGTTTGGAATCAGGAAGAGGAGACAAGCGAATGACAAAAAAACAATTTATGGAAATGAGAGAGAGTATGCAGCTTACTCGTATGCAACTAGCAGAGAAACTACAACTTACTCGAATGACTATATTTAATTACGAATATGGCAAGTATCCAATACCAAAGTGTGTAGAGTATGCAGTTAAATATTTATCTTTAGAAATAAAAAAATAATCCCAACATATCAATTTTAAAAAATTGTGTGTTAAAGTTAATAATCAAATAAACGCGAAAGGTTAAAACAATGAAACAAACAGTATGGAAAGCAAACAAAAACGGTAGTGCTACAATTTATGTTCCAGCTAATCAAACCGCAATTATGGCATGGATTATTGATGAAGGTGTAGCTGGTTTAGAGTTGCAGTCAGGAGAATTTGAAACAGAAAAAGAAATGTATGAAATGTTAGCAATAGATACCAAAAAACCTTGGTTTGGTATGATAGGAAAATAATTTAGAACTAAAAAAATAAGGATTGTGCAATCTGTATAGATAAGGTCTTAAAGATAAGAATCAGGTAAATAAGCAACCCAATCGCCTTTTTGATAGGCTCTGGGTTACTTATTTATAGAAAGGATGCGTACAATCTGACTAAACATTTGATATACGCTACAATGAAATTAGTAACTATCATATTTTATGTTGACACGCAAGACCCTAAAGAGAAAGGAGCTTTACCCAAGATTCTAGGGTAACAATTGCCACTTCGTTCCCCTTATATTTTTTATTAATATCTTTAAGATAGAGAGCGCAGCGTATCGGTTGATGGTCAAACTTAAATATCAATACAGGCTTGTTTTTAGCCGCATCAGCCGCCTTTACTACCTGCTCCCACCATTCCTTGCGGAAAAATCCGTTTGACGATTCTGGACGTTTATATCGCTTGCATTCGATTGTC